CCCATATGGGGGTTCACGCGTAGTTAAGCACTACGCGGCTATTTCGGCCCTATCCACGAGCGGACCTTACGGACCCGCTCGTTTCATGCCGAAAACCGTTCGCGGCTCGACTTAAGGGTTCGCGCTAATGTTCTGACACGTCACTTAGGCTTTATTGCCGAAAGCGATCAATCGTTTGCCAGCCGCCCGCAAGGGCCGTTGGTTAGATTGTACTATCAACACCAGGGTTTGACTCCCTGGGGCCGAAAGGCTTGCGTGATAAGTGTCGATTAGCGTGGACCCGACTGTCGAAATGTGAGCTTATTATTGGTATGTTACTTAAGGTACTCTATGCCTACCAAGACCTACACACCGATCCTCGAAGAGACGTGGCACGTTGCCCAGTTGGAGAACTGGACGAACTCGAGTTGTCTGCAAAGCGGCACCTATTCGGTGACGTCAACAGCTGACTTGTGTTCAAAGCGCCACGTTTCGACGGCGGTTGGGGTGGAGGTCCCTGGATGGCGTAAGATGATGAACGCTGGAGTAATCCTGCCTATGACTAGCTGGCAACGCTTCTCGTTGGACGCCAATGTAACACAAGGCGTCCGTGAGTGGTGTAATTCAGTTAATCGTAAGCGCAAATGGACGAACTGGTACCACAGTAAGTACCCCGCTGTTGATGAACTCAGCAGTGGATACTTCATGGGACTAGTTGGACCATACGACCTTCAGTACTATGTACAGAAGGCAGCCGCGGCTATTTATAGCTCAGGCTGGGATGCAGCAACGTTCATCGCTGAGATAGGACAACTTCGCCGAATGTTATCCGGCGTTGGCAAGAAGATAGACGACCTCGCGAGAGGCCGCTCGCCCGGAGAGCTACATAACCTGTGGCTCGAAGGGCGGTACGGGTGGCGTACTTTAATGTACGACATCCGGGATCTTCATGAAGTTCTGTCCCAGAGTAATGAACGCCGCACTCGGTATCGGGAAGCCAAAGGATATTCATCCGGAGGCAACTCGACCGATTACACCGATGCTACCTCAAACGATATTACCGTTCGCTATTCGACCAGCGTAAGCTGGACGATGAACTTGCGGGGTACCGTAGTGGCAGATATCGATGTTCCTGACTTTCAGTTCAACCCTGTGACTACGGCGTGGGAAGTTACTCGACTTTCCTTCGTCGTAGACTGGTTGATCAATGTCGGTCAGGCCCTTGAAGCGGCGTCTTTCCTCTTAGCAGCGAAGGCTTATCAGGCGTGCGGCGGCATAAAGGTCGATTTCGACCTTACTGGCGACGCTAGCAAACTAAGCCACGGAAGCAATACAAGCGCCACGGTAAGTGGCAATTGGACGGCAACCGCTCGCTACATAGAGAGAGTACCAATGACAGTGGATGCACTTCCCCGTATCAAGCTGAGGCTGGATGAGTTTAAAGTAATTGATTTACTTGCTCTCGTCCGGCAGAGGCTTAAATAGGAGTTAGTACATGGCAGCATTATCTGCCGCTCTCACGGAGTTCGCCGATAACGGCAATTCCAGGACTTATACCTCTTCGGGTCACGCCGCTTCGAAACCGAAGCTCGTGGTCCAAAAGAGGCTGGTCCCAGTGGGCAATCAGACCATGGCCGAATTTTCGGCCACCGTCGTTCAAGCTGTGAACGGCGCAGATGGTGGGATCGCCGCACAAAAGGTCAGCTACGAAGTCAAGGTGCGATACCCGACGCTGGACGCAGACGCGACGGACCTTTCGTCCGTCCAGGATGCGTGTCTCGTTCTTCTTCGCGACATTGTCGCGTCGGACGAGATGACAGCGTCGCACAAATCGCAAAACTGGATCGAGTAATGTCCTTCCTGGACATCGCTCTAATGCTTTCAGTCCCTGTTGGGACAATTGCATTGACCGTCACATATCGCTACCGGAAACGGCGGCGGATGGGGCGGACGCCTCGTAGGCAGCGTACGCTGCTTTAGTAGGCACTATCCAGCTCTCTTGACTTTAACGGAGGATTCCGCAATGGAACCAACGAACGTAGTGTACGAGATAACTCGACGTTACGTTGCTGACTCAGCTGATACCCTCGGACAAGTCCTCACGGACAAAATCCTTGGGTATGTACGGTCTCGGAGCATCAGCTCCTTGGCCAGTGCTAGTAGTCTGTTTGACCCTGACTATCATGGTCATGCGGTACTGAAGACCCTTCTCCAGGTGGAAGCACTCTTTAAAAAGTGCGACCTCTTCTCTGATGAGAAGTGCGCGGATGTTGCTTTTGCTGCTTTCCTCGAAAGTGAGGAGATATGCAGGGCAACAAACGCAAGACTGGATTTTCACTATGACAAGGAGCCAGGCGACTGGTTCTACGATGTAGTGGAGCGTATTCAGACGATAGTCGAAGATACGTTAGGCGATATCAGTACTTTCCATGCTGAGTTACCTCAGCTTGTAAGGATTACTAATGGCGCCACCGCAGCCCATCCACGTAGTAAAAGTGGAGGAGCAGCGAGGCTGAAGAGGACAATGTATGCCACCGAAAGGTCGCATCCGTACCTCCAAGCCTTGGCTGCATTCTGGGGTTATACCTTTAACTTCAGGAAAATTCACCACAACCGCGTGGAACTCGTACCTAAGAACTGGAAAACGCACAGGACAATCGCGTGTGAACCTGAGGGCAATATTGCACTTCAGCTAGCATTCGACACATACTGCAAGCGCAAACTGAAGAGCCGACTAAAAATCGACCTTTCAGACCAGTCTCGAAATCAACGTTTAGCCCATGAAAGTTCGGTGCACGGGAAACTGTGCACCGTAGACTTAAAGGCCGCAAGTGATCGTTTCGCTTTGAATGTCGTCCATCTTCTCTTTCCAAGAGAATGGGTGGATTTCTTTCTCGCAACGCGATCACCTTGCTGGAAGGCGCGTGACGGGGTTTTGAAACCCTATCACAAGCTTTCGTCAATGGGTAATGGTTATACCTTTACCGTTGAAACGCTGGTTTTCGCTGCCGTATGCAAATCGATCGGTAGCAAGAGCTACTCGGTGTATGGCGATGACATCATCGTCGAAACCGAGCTGTTCGAGCCGCTGGTTGAAATGCTTAACTACCTTGGGTTCGAAGTCAATCAGGAGAAAAGCCATGTTAGCATGCCGCGCGTTAGTTCTGGACTCGAAAGTATACCTGCAGTACCTCACCGACTACGACTTGGGTTGGAAGAATGCGAGGGGGAGCCGCCTTCCGGCGGGTCTTTCCTGGCTCTTCCGGACCGGTCGGTCGGAGACAGTGTTGCAGGTGACGATCGAGGACTCAGTCTTCGACGCGACTTGGAACGCTGGCTTTGCGGAGTTATTGACTATAGCCTTGAGAATGAGCAGACAAAACCCGCTTCGGCCTACGGTTGTTACCGTGAGTCGTGCGGAGTCCACTCGCTCGGAGGTTTTAGCGTAACGCCGCTGTTCCTTAGGTCTTTGTCGACCAAAAGGGACTGGATCCTGTTGATGAATAACATCATCAGCTTCGGATCACTGGGGGGATCCTTATGGGAGTATGCTCAGCGAATAATCGTTGAGCTTAACCTCCCCATGGGACCCCCGGTCCTAGACACAGCCGCTTGCGTCTTCATAGACGTTCCGGACTGTTATAGGCTAGGGCTCATACGCACCTTCCCTGAGGGGAAGGGGTTTGGGCCGTGGCAACCTGCTTTCGAAGCTCTCGTTCCGAGAGCTAAGATCGTAAGGTGTCATGACTCAAGGGCGCTCTTCCTATGGTTCACCAACCGTAGGAATCTCCCGTATGAGGGCAGTAGGCATTCACTAGGGACACTAAAGTATAGGTCCAAGTGGGTGAGATATCGGCCAGTGATGGCCGACATCGTGG